ACCAGCACCGCAGCCAGAATACATTCAACGCTGCATATGCTCTCACTGGGTCTCATGCGCTGGAGTCCATCCTCGGAGATTTCTACCAAGTTGACCGATGTCAAGTCCCGAACCGTATGGGTGCGCCCAGAGCCATTGGACGTCTCTTTATGGCTTGGGCAAACATGATGCGACTGCTGCCAGCAGTCAATAGATCGGTCCTACAGGCGCATATGTGGGAGCGTATGAAGGTTGTGGAGGACAACTGGGCTGGTAAGAGCGTTCCGGAGGTCAGACCAATCAGGGTTCTCAGCACAGGTTCAGATCCGTCCTTGCTAAACCCAGATGGAACCCGTAAGGAAGCCTGGATCGTATGGGAGCATGCCATTGCGACGATGGGCTTCTATGCAGCGTCATTACAAACTGAAGGGATACAATCGGATGCCTACCGCAGATCTGCCGCCCATTTCGCCCAGTTGGTTTCAGGATATGGAACTTTCTATGACGGGATTACGTGGCGATGTCTTACATCTGTTGAATATTTGCGAGGCGCTAAAGAAGGACTTCCAGTTACTTACGGAATTGATTCGAACCAGATCAACATCGATGATGGGTTCTGGGAGTGGACCGTCCCAGCCGTCATTATCTGTCATCGGCTCAGCAAGGAATCCGGAGATGATGCCCTCGAAGAGCGATGTGCAAACATAATTGATCAAGTCATAGGTTCTGCTCCGCCGAACTGGAACGCGTCTGAATGGTGGGCGGTATGACCGTAGCAACTCCAGAAGTAAAGCAGCTGATCCAGGAATGCATGCATGCGCCTGGAACTGGAGATGCGTTCGTCGAACAGTCGCGTCAGACACTCAGGACCAGGTGTAAAGAAGATCCCTGGTTCTTCATCTACTGGGTATTAGGCTATAAGGATATTGATATTGATCTTCATCATGATATGACGGAGCGGTGGGTGAGACGACGTCATAGGTTGTTCTCCTTGTGGCAGGTTCCTCGTGGGCATCTGAAGACTTCGATCTGGACTATTGGAATGTCCATGTGGGAGTTGCTGTTAGATCCGAATATACGGATCCTGATAGTCAATGCCGTATATAGCAATGCTCAGGATATGATGTCTGAGATTGCCCAGCACTTGAAGACCAATGAAATCTTCCGATGGATGTGGCCCGACTACTGTGCAGACTTGCAACACACTCGTAAGGCAAAGATGTGCAAGACTACCGCAGACAGGATCGACTTACCCTGCGGCAATAGAATGGGTCGAAGAGAGGGTAATCTCGAATGTTTGGGAGTGGAGATGTCTCTGGTATCCAAACATTATGATCTCTTCATGTATGACGACCTGGTAAATGATGTCAATACAGCAACGACAGAGTATAGAAATAAAGTTTGGAAATGGTTTCTCAATAGTTGGCAATTGCGACACAGCCCAATTGAAAGTCGCATTAGAGACATTGGAACTCCATGGCATCTGGACGACACTCATGCCAGAATTATCAGGGGTGAAGCCGCTAGACGAAAAGAAATCGATCCAGAAACCGGAAAGCTCAAGAAAGCAAAGTGGCTTATCTACCGAAGAGCAGCTACAGAGACTATACGATATAGCGATAAAAAAGAGCCCATCTGGCCAGAGAGATTTACCCTTCCGATCCTGGATGATCTTAAAGAAGAGTTAGGCAGCTACATTTACAGTTGTCAGTATGAGTGTAATCCTATCTCTCCAGAGAGTGCGCTCTTCCAGCATGATCAGATCAAGTCAATTGAGGAAGACGACATTCCCGATAATGTAATCAACTTTGCTGCTGTGGATCTGTCGGAAGAGGGAGACGATTACACAGCGGTTGTGGTTGCTTCGTTTGACACGGACGGGCAGATGTTTGTCCGACAAGTCATACGAGCGCATATTCGCCCATTGGAATTGATAGACACCATACGAAGTCTTTGTGAAGTATGGAAGATTCAGAGAGTTGGCATCGAGACTGTAGGTTTCCAGAAAACTATCTTTAAGTTCTACAAGGATTACGCTCATGAGAGAGGCTTTTTTATTCCATGGCAGGAGATGAAAAGAGGCAAGACGCACAAGATGCGTAGGTTCCTCGCACTTCAGCCGCTGGTAGAACGAGGATACTTTCATGTAACAGCTGGCATTACGAACTTCCAGGAGCTTATCAATGAGATGACGACGGTCAGTTTTGATCATCTGCCGTCTCATGATGATGTCTTGGATTGTCTTGCAGATCTTCAGCAGCTCTCGTATGGTGCGCCTGTTGAGTATGAGGACGATGGTCCTCCGCCAGGTTCGATTGATGATATCTTTGGAGCGTTGGATGATGGGAGTTATACTGCGGAGAATTACGTGATTGGTCGTAGCTTCTGGAGGGCAGGATGAGACTGGTAAAGAAAAGAGCTGAGACTCTTTCGCAGAAGAAGACTTCGGAGTTGATGGATGAGGTCCAGGCATCGGAGAAGACTGATCAGCCATTCTTTGAGCAGGGTAAAGAGCAGAGGAATAAGCTGAAGGGTCTGCACTTTACTGAAGGCGAAGACGATACGACAGGCACTGGCCTGGAACATCGGATAGTTGTGAATTTGGTTCATTCACATATTCGTAGTCTGCTGCCAACAGTCTTTTTCAGGGAGCCGACAGTCAATGCCAGGCCGCTCAACCCTCTTCAGACCGGTAAGGACGAAACATGGGAGTTAGTCCTCAATGCCACTCTCTTGCGTAATGGCTATAAAAAGGAGACCAAGGCGTTCACGATGGACGCGCTGACATATCATGAAGGCTGGAAGAAGATCACGCAGGTTACTGGAGAGAGTGGAGATCAGGATGATGAGGCTGGTGACAAAGGTTCTAGCGAGAGTGGTCAGACTCCTAGAGGGCCGATGCCATGGGGTTCTAAACAAATACCGGTCTCGATACGTGTTTCTCCATTGTCAGTTATTGTCGATTATTTGGCACCTGGGCGAGACCCTGACCACGCTAGATTCGTTGCCATCAAATACAAGCGGCCCATGTCAGAAATGAGGGCAGATCCTCGTTACAAGATACCCGCTGACTTTGACATGAAGTCTCTTGAGAAGTCCACTGCTGGTTCTGTCATGCGTCGGATGGACGAGACAGAAGGCATAGGCACAACCGTTAGCTCTACGTTTGGCGATAACGCTGGCGTAGATATGTTGACCTTCTATGAGGTCTATGTTCATCAGGATGTAGACAGGAACCTGTATCGTCAGGTGGTCTGGCTAGCTGTAGGAGCCAAGAAGCCGATACGAGAAGAGACCTGGGAAGACTTGTTTGGTATCAAGTTTCCAGGTTGGCCAATTCATAGACTTGTATTCAATCCGGTGCCGGATGATTATCCGATGTCGGAGGTTGAAGTCTGGCAGCAGCTACAGGAAGCTGTGAACTGGGTATCTAGTAAGCTAGTCAGTTTCGTTAGTCAGCAGAATCAGCGGTGGGTGATGGACACTGCCGCTTTTGTTAATGCTGACACGGCCAGACAGCAAATACTTAGCGGACGTTCCGTTGAGATTATGGAGGTAAAGCCAGGTTCGACTGCTGGTGAGGCCTTGAACTCTGTGCAAGGGCAGCCTGTTGGCGCTGACACTTACAGGCTCCTTGAAATTCTGATGGAGTTCATTGAACGGGTGAGCCAGGTTAGTCAGAACCAACAACAGCAAGGCGGCGTCTTCCGGACAGCTACAGAGGCGAGTTTTGTAAACAGAGCAGCGGCTATCAGAGGCAATGAGCGCATTGACGTGATGGCTGATTTCCTGAAAGAAGATGTCCGGAAGATTGCTGCCCTTATTCGGCATACTGCTACCAGGGGTATGGTGCGGTTGCTGGCTGGAGATACTGGTAGAGTATCCTGGGAGAATTGGACGCTTCAGGATATTCAGTGGGAGCCTGATATTGAGATCAAGGTAGACTCCTTCAGAGAACTAGATGATCAGACGGAGTTGGCGAAGTGGCTGCAGATCTTTAGCGTTGCCATTCAGATATTCCCGATTATGGGTCCAGTGGTCCGATTGGATGTGATCTTTAAGAAACTACTCAAGGCAGCTAGAGTGGATAATCCTGAGGAGATTGTAGGAAACCTGGTGGGCGCTAGAGAGTTCCAGATGGTTGAGATCATGGAAATGATCCTTGGCTTCCCAGTGCCGGTCAACATGGCTGATCCTCACGGCGAGCACATGGCCGCTCTAGAGCTGTTCTTCAACAGCCCGACTTGGGAGAAGATGCCGCCAGAGATTCAGCAGACGATCACTCAGCACTATCAGGAGCACATCCAGATGCTGGAGCAGGGTAAGGCTCAGGGACAGACTAACGGGCAGCCAGAGACTCTAGGGCAGAACCCAGTGGACGTCCTGGGTGGTGGGCAATTCGGACCAGGTAACGTAGCCAGGGGCCAGTCGGCAACAGTCAGAGAAGCAACTAGAGGCGGTGGGCCGCAGACGGAGATTATCTGATGTATTGGCTTTATGCGTATAAATGCTGGGACTGTGAAATAACGTTTGACCATATGTTTCCTGCTAGGAAGCCTCGAAAGGCTATGGTGTGTCCTGAGTGCGGTGCTCAGTCAGAGCAGGATTACATGGCCAAGAACGTCAGTGCCGATGTGTTCAATCCCTACACGGAGGAGAACTTCGCTGCTGGGCCAGTGGAAGTAGAGACTCGGAAACAGCGAGATGAGCTATGCGATAGCGGTCACGTAACTTATGACAAGCACAGCTATGCCAGAGGCCCTAAGCGGACTCCATGGGAAAAGGGCTTGACCTGGAAGCGTATCCAGAATATGGATAGCGGCGATCAGGCCAATCAGATGATTGAAGAACAATGCCTATCTACGGTGCCAGTTGAAGATCTTCCTAAATGATATCTTGGCTAAGATTAGAATCCGGGATCCAGATGGTGAGTTCTCTCCGGAAGCTAAAGAAGCCACTCTCAAACATCTCAACCTATTAGAAGAATATGGCAGACCAGAATCAGACCTCGGGCCAACAGACCTCGTCGGAACAGAGGAAAGCGTCAGTGCCAGAGACATACAAGACAGCTCTGGGCGTTGACGGACCTGACACGATACAAACCACTGGCACTACAGGCGAGTTGCTTGGCGAAAGCGATGGAGATCAGCTCGGTGGCGGATCTCCGCAATCTGTAGTGGAGACAGGGAGTCCGGTTGCTCCAACTGAATCAGACGCATTGGGAGCACAACCGGAGCAGCCGGACGCCCGCTTACAGGAACAAGCAAATGCCTATGAGTGGCTCATGCAAGACCCTCAGTTATCGGCTATGATAAACGAAAACGTATCCGCAAGACTTGGTCAGACTCCGCAGGTTGAGCCGACAGCAGTTCCAGCAGAGTCAGGGGTCACTAGAGAAGAATTCAATAGACTGCAGACTGAGTTGCAGAAAGTAACTAATCAAGCAGCTACAAAGACTATCAATGACTTTGCGGCTGGACACCCGGACTTTATCGGAGAACTCCGGAATACGACGGGCGCATTCGTGAAACAATATGGACTCCCTCTTCCACAAGCTTACTACCTAGCACAGATGCAATTAAACGGTGGGAAGCCTGTAGCACAGCAACGCACGGCCACGACGTTGCCTGCTGAGTCGGGTCCAGGAGGTGGTGGAGCCAGGGTAGCATCCGGACCGGTTGATATCATGGCAGAGGCCCAAGAAGAAGTTAATCGTCTTCCTCAGTCGCCGAGAAGGTTTGAGGACGCGGTAGGCATCATGATAAAGGCCGCACAACAGAAGCACGCTGGAAGTTAGCGTGTGGCGATAAATATGATGAGGTGACCAGTAATGGCACTACCTGCTGACAATATCGCTACTACCACACTTCAGAACATTCGGCGGGAGATGGCAGATAACATCTTCAAGGCGAATGGGACGACGTTCTTTCTCTTGGCCAATGGTCGAGTGGAGATGATAAGTGGTGGTAAGCGTATCGACGAACCGCTGAATTATGCGGTCAACTCCACTGTCAAATCCTATGCGGGATATGACAAGCTTGATGTTTCTCCGACTGAAGAGTTCACCACGGCTCAGTATAACTGGAAGCAGTTTGCTGGTTCGGTGTCTATTGCCGGTCTTGAGGAACTAGAGAATGATGGTCCAGAAGCCGTCTTTAATCTGCTTAGGCAGAAGATTATGGTGGCTGAGGAATCTATGCGGCAGCATCTGGATGAGATGGTGCATAATGCGATTACCGTAAAGAACTCCAAGGACTTCCTCGGCTTTGATGAGATTATCGAAGATATGGGAGCTACGAGCACGCTAGGCGGTATTGATCGTTCGGCTAACTCTTTCTGGGCTAATCAGAGAGCAATTGCCGGAACCACACCTGGATCGTTGACTAATCTTACGTCCAATATGCGGAACTTCTATAATACCTGTAGTAAGGGTATTACCTTCCCAGACTTGATTGTCAGTCCGTATCTGGCTTTTGAGGCTTACGAGGATCAGAACTCCGGTAAGCTTCGTTTATCCGACACTAGGCTGATGGACGTTGGGTTTGATAATCTGAAGTTTAAGGGAGCTACCTGGATTCCAAATGATAACTGTATTGTCAATAGGCTTTACATGGTCAATTCCAGGTTCCTGAGAATCAAGATCCATAGGCGTCGTAACTTCGTTATGACTCCTTTTGTTCGTCCGCATGATCAGGACGCCCGAGTGGGTCAGAT